TAAATGAGGTATTATTTTAATTATTTAGGAGATAAAATTTATGACATCTAGTTATTCTACAGATTTAAAACTCGAACTAATGGTGACTGGCGAAAACGCTGGTACATGGGGAGATAAAACAAACACAAACTTAAATGTAATTCAACAAGCTATAGCTGGTTTCGAACAAGTAACACTTTCAAGTGGTGGTACTTTAGCACTTGTAATGTCAGATGGTGCATTATCTAACGCAAGAAACATGGTAATTAAATTTGCTACTGCAACTATTGCTGCTAGCACAGTTTGTACTATCCCAGATTCAATAGAAAAATTTTATATATTTGATGCAACAGGTTTAACTAATCCAACTAACCTTACAATTAAAACTGCATCAGGAACTGGATTTACTTTAGACGCTGCTAAAATTTACGCAGCATATTCTGATGGAACAAACTTAAATGAAATTTCATTAGATACTTTAGGTGGTACAGTTGCTGCGGCACAAATTGCTGACAGTGCGATTACTACTGCAAAAATTGCAGATGACGCTGTGACTTCAGCAAAAATTGCTGACGATGCTGTCGTAGCCGCAGCTATCGCTGACGATGCTGTTGTGACCGCTGCGATTGCAGACAATGCAGTTGCGACGGCCAACATAGCTGACGATGCTGTGACTGATGCTAAAATAGCAAACACTGCCGTGACTGCAGGATCTTACACAACTGCAAACATTACAGTAGATGCTCAAGGAAGACTTACAGCTGCCGCAAGTGGAGCAGGTGGAGCTAATATGGTAATGGTTTTACAAACAAGAGGTAGCGGAACTTACACTGCAAACCCAGCTGCAAATGTTTATGTGGCTTATGCTACAGGCGGTGGCGGTGGCGGAAGAGGCGGAGGAGTTAATAATGTTGGTCCGACTGGCGGTGGCGGTGGATTTGGTTATTTTACAGGTTCAGTAACAGGCGGAACTGGATATGCTTACAACTGTGGAACTGGTGGAAACGGTGGAAACGGCAGTTGGTCGCCTGGTAATCCCGGTAATGCTGGAAACGCAACTGTTATGACAAACCTTTTTACAGTTAATGGTGGATCAGGTGGTCCGGGACCTGCGGGAAGCGCACCTGGTGGTACAAGTCTTACTAGAGGATTTATAATAAGTAATCAAACTGGATTTGGAACTGGTGGAGTTGGTGGTAATGAAGGTAATCCAAACACATCACAAAATGGTTTTCCAGGGGGTTCTGGTTCAACAGGTTCAATTAATCTTTTTGAAAATACTTTAACATAGGAATAAAAGATGGCATATATTATTTATAATCAAGATTCACCTAACAGAGAAATGAGTAGAATAGCTGCTGATGATGCAGAGAAAGCAAAATATCCTGGAATGCTATCTCATACTATAACTACAGATGAATTTAATTCTTTAAAAAATGGAACAAAACAAATTACTGGTTGGGATGGAACTAATTACATTTTTGAAGAAGTTACAACACCAGTAAAAGAAGACGGTACAGTCGTACCATATTATAAAGATAGTTCAGATTTACAGGTCGCATTAACAAATATAATTGAAGCTATTAATTTATTTTTAGACTTTGCAGAGGGACATCCTCAATCTGAAATAGATGAATGGACCGCTTATAAAACACAACTAGAATCATTTGATACTACGTCAGTAAGTTACCCTGTCAGCGTACCCTGGGAAAAATATTGTGAAGATAATTCTATAACTTATAAAAGTTTGTTGCAATTACCATAAATCACTATAAAAGTAGTATTTATGTTTGATAAGACTATAAGTTTTAAGGCACCTAAAAAATATCTAGATTTAAAAGAACAATTTCCAGAACCTATAAAATTAAATATTCCTAAATGGTTTAAAAAATTAGAACATAATTCAGATACAAAAACTGTAAAAGGTTGTATGCCTTTTTTAGATACTTTAACAACTGGATATTTATTACGTCTTCCACAAGATTTTCATTTAAAACATAACTTTAAAGATGGAGATAATTACGTTTCTTTTTTAAACCCTTCTTTAGATGATAATAATAAATGTAATTTAAATACAAAAGACTATAACGGGGTTCATCCGACTTTTCAATTTGAAGGATCATCAATTGAAAAAAAAAATAATAACTTCCCTGCATTTAAAATTTTAAACCCATGGACCATTGAAACACCTAAAAATTATTCTTGTTTATTTTTACCACCTTTAAATAATACAGATGATAGATTTTCTATTATTCCTGGGATAGTAAATACAGATACTTATAATCAACCAATTAATTTTCCCATTTATTTAAATGGAGACAAATACCCTATTCAAGATACAATTTTAAAAAAAGGAACTGCATACGTTCAGATCATTCCTTTTAAAAGAGATTCTTGGAAATTTAAAGTAGAAGAAGAAAAAAACTTTGCTAAAAATTTCTTTAAATATAATTTGAATTATTTACATATTTACAAAAATAAATTTTGGAATAAAATTTCATGGAAATAAAAGATAAATTAATTAAATATATAGTTGCTGTCGAAAATTTTATACCTGAACGTATTCATGAAAAATTACAAGAAACATTAAATAATAATTTATTTAACTTTAAGGAGGCAGGGTTAAGTAGTGTTAAAAAAGAAAATTATTTTGATTCTAATGTAAGAAAAACACAAACTTTTCCACTAGATAATTTAAATTCTAGCATGACCGTAGTGCATTGGTCTAATTTATTTGGAACATATTTAATGCAAGCAGGGCACAGATATAAAGAGGAAACAAATACTGATTTTGAAGCAACAATTACAGATATGCAAATTTTAAAATATTTTAAAAATGGTTTTTATAAAAAACACATTGATTCAGGTATACACATACCAAGAACTTTAAGTTTTGTATATTTTATAAATGATAATTTTAAAGGCGGTGAATTAAGTTTTGAATTACCTAGTAATGAAGTTATTAAATTTGAAGTAAAAAAAAATAAATTAATTATTTTTCCTAGTAATTTTCTTTATCCACATAAAGTTGTACCTGTAGAGGAGGGAGTTAAATACTCTGTAGTAGCATGGGCATCATAGGAAAAGATTTTAAATATAAAAAAATAAAAGGTTTTTTAGATAAAAATTTATTACCTTTATTTTCTGAGTATTGCAAAATAAAACACAAAAATAATTTTGGTCCGACATCAACCTTTTGTACCCAAGTAGATTTTGAATCTTTTTTTTATGCAGATCCTCTAATGGAATCTTTGCTATTAAACAAACAAAAATATATGGAAGAATTAACCGGTAAAAAATTATTACCAACTTATTCATTTTGGAGAATGTATACATATTTAAGTGAGCTAGCACCCCACACAGATAGAGAGGCTTGTGAAATTAGCGTTACTGTTCATATTGATAATTTTGGTCCAAGTTGGCCAATATATATGGAAGACACAGCTGTAGAAACAGAACCAGGAGATGCGGTAATTTATTTAGGTAGAGAACTTAATCATTATAGAAAAAAATTTAAAGGAGATTTTCATTCTCAATGTTTTTTACACTACGTAGACAAAGAGGGACCTTACAAATCTTTTGATAAAGATGGTAGAAAATGTTATGGAGCACCAAAGACATGAAATTTGTACAACATAAAGATGGTTCTTGTGACATAAAATTTTCTTGGAAAGAAAGAATAAATTTATTTATAAGAGGAAAAATTATTTTTAAGCCTACTAATTTTAAACATTTTTCAAATAATATGTTTAAAATGCTTATGGATTGGCAGGAAAACTTTGATGAAGAAACAAAAAAACTGAATACTGAATCACGGGAAATTGACACTGAATAATGATTTATCAATGTGAAAATAATTATTTAGATAATACTAAAAATATTCTTTTAAGAGAAATACTAAGACAAAAAGACTTTCCCTGGTACTTACAAAATAAAATATATTTAAGACACGATCTAATAATAGATGGGAATATGGTTAGTAACTTTTCTTATATATTAAAACCTTATAAAGAAAAAATTAAAAATGATATATTAAATGCTAGTTGTTTTTTATTTTTAAAAAATGATACACAAACAATTAAGGGTGCGGATATTAATAAAACAGAAGATGATTTTTTTTGTTTATTACATTTTATTAATTCATCTAATGGGTTTGTTGACATAAACAACATAGACAAAATTCCATGTAGTATAAATAGAGCTGTATTATTTGATAATAATATAAAAATTACTTACAATACACCAACAAATGAGAGTCAATTTTTTGTTGAGATACTATTTAAAAAGTAGTGACTGTAGGGTATAATACAGAATGCCTCTAACAAAAGTACAGATAGCTCCAGGATTTAATAAACAAGTAACCGCAACAGGTGCTGAGGGTAAGTGGGTCGATGGGGATTTTGTAAGATTTAGATATGGACTACCTGAAAAGATAGGTGGTTGGGAGCAACTTGTTAACGCATCTTTGGTAGGTGCAGCAAGAGAACAATTTATATGGGCTGATTTAGATGGAAGAAGATACGCTGCAATAGGCACAAACAAAGTTTTAATTATTTATTATGAAGGTGCTTTTTACGATATAACACCTCTAGACACAGCTGTAACTGGTTGTACATTTAGCACTGTAAACACTTCAGCTACCGTTACTGTAAATAAAGCAGCACATACACTACAACCTGGAGATCTGTTTACGTTTACTTCTGTGACACCTCCAACAGGGGCTGGATATACTGCTGGTAATTTTGAAACAAATACCTTTCAAGTAGTTACTGTTCCAGACAGTGATTCGTTTACTATAACCATGGCTAGCGCAGCAGGGACAACGGTCAACGGATCTGGATCTGCAACAGTCAATCCATACATTAGCGCAGGTGCTTTAGGATTTACTTACGGATTTGGTTGGGGAACTGGACTATGGGGCGGAGGCCAACAAGTAGTTGGAACTCTAAATGGTTTATTACAAGATGATACTGCAGGAACCGGAGGATCTGGAACTTCTATTACACTTGTATCAACAACGGGATTTCCAACGTCAGGAACAATAAAAGTTGGTACAGAATTTATTTCTTACACTGGTATATCTACAAATGATTTAACTGGTATTACGAGAGGTGTTGCGGGCACAAGATCTGCTCATGCGTCGGGGACTGGTGTTGAATACTACACTGGTTGGGGACAAGCTTCTTTAGCCTCAACTTTGACAATCGATCCTGCATCTTGGTCTTTAGATAATTTTGGAGAAAGATTAATAGCTACGATTAAAAACGGTAAAACATTTCAATGGAATCCAATTAACTCCAACCCTAATGCATTAACAACAAGAGCAACTGTTGTAAGTGGTGCACCTACCGCTTCAGTAATGTCTCTTGTATCAGATAGAGATAGACATTTATTGATGTTGGGAACTGAAACTACAATTGGAAGTGGTGGTTCGCAAGATAAAATGTTTATAAGATTTTCTGACCAAGAAAACATAAGTGATTATACACCAACTTCAGTAAATACAGCAGGTACTTTTAGACTTGATTCAGGAACTAAAATTGTTGGAGCTGTTAAAGGTAAAGATTACACTCTTGTTTTGACTGATAACTCTGCGTATGTAATACAGTTTGTAGGGCCTCCTTTTACTTTTTCTATAAGGCAGGTAGGTTCTAATTGTGGAGCAATAGGACAACACTCAATTAAATATATTAATGGGGCTGTTTATTGGATGGGCGAGTCTGGTGGATTCTTTGTTTATGACGGAACAGTCAAATCATTACCTTGTCAAGTTGAAGATTTTGTATTTACTAACAAAGGAGATAACCTTGGCGTAAATTACTCAAATGGTGAATCAGTATATGTAGGACTTAATCATTTGTATGAAGAGCTTACTTGGTTTTATCCTAAATCAGGATCCTCATTTAATGACAGGTGTGTAACTTATAATTTTCAAAGCGGTGTTTGGACAACAGGTTCTTTATCAAGAACTACTTGGGTAGATGCCAATTTATACGATGTTCCTTATGCAACTGAATTTAATTCAACAACAACACCAACTTTCCCTTTAATTCAAGGTGTAACAAATTTAAATGGTGGGACTATTTATTATGCTCACGAAGTTGGAACAGATCAAGTAGATACAACAGGTTCAAAAACTGCTATACCTGCATTTATAGAATCAGGGGATTTTAGTTTAAATCCTGAAGGAACAAATGGTGAATTTTTTATGAGTATGAGAAGATTTGTCCCAGACTTTAAATTAATTCAAGGTGATGCTCAAGTAACTATTTTATTAAGAGACTTTCCAAGTGATACAGAAGCTTCTTCTCCACTAGGACCCTTTACAGTTACCGGAACTACACAAAAGGTTGATACCAGAGCTAGAGCTAGATTTGCTAGTTTAAAAATTGCAAACACATCAACAGACCAAAATTGGAGATTTGGAACTTTCAGAGCTGATGTACAACTTGATGGTATGAGAGGATAATGGACGAAATATTTTTACAAGATTATGCTAACAATGTAGCACAAGCTCAAGATCCTTTTGGTATTGCAGCAGTACAAGCACAACCAGGATTTGAAAA